ATGCGAGAGACAGTCGAAATTATGCGTTATCCCGTCACTCTTACACCCGCGCCGGAAGGCGGTTATATGGTTTCTTTTGTGGATATCCCTGAAGCGTTGACGCAGGGCGAAACTGTCGCTGAAGCGATGGAAGCGGCAAAAGATGCTTTACTGACCGCATTTGATTTTTATTTTGAAGATAACGAGCTTATCCCTTTACCTTCGCCATTAAATAGTCACGATCACTTTATTGAAGTACCTTTGAGCGTCGCCTCTAAGGTATTGCTGTTAAATGCTTTTTTACAGTCAGAAATCACTCAGCAAGAGTTAGCCAGGCGAATTGGCAAACCTAAATGTTGTAAACCCCAATAACTAAAATTTTTCCAATAAAAAAGCCCCATCACAAGGACAGGGCTTAGAAATCAATTACTTACGATGATACTTTCGCTTATCATTTTGTTGGTGATGATCTCCGGCAATGCTTCAAATGGTAGTGTTTCAGTGTAACCGTCTCGCATATCATCCCGACTAACAACACCACATTCATACTTAGTCTTTATGAGCTTCTCTAGCTTAGATGCATATTCCCCTTTACTGAATCGGAAAGACTTGACAAATGATTTAGGTTCTGGATCGGGGTCAGATAAAGCGAGTTTTCGGCACCCCGGTATTTGATACGCGTGTGAGATTTTAAAACGTGATCAGTGCAGTCCTAGCGCGGTCGCTACGCGACTATTAACCCACTTCCCAGCCCTTACCATTACTGGATCTTTCCCTTCGTTAAAACGCGTTTTAGGCGCTTAGATTTTGCGTAAAACCAATAAATAAAATTACGCAAATTTAATGGAGGATAACCAATGAAAGAAGAATTAACCCTTACAGAAATTTCCCGTTTATATGGCTATTCATTGAATGGTGGCGGTAAGCGATGGTTAGAAAGGGGACTACCTTATAACACAAATACAAGACGTGTTCCGGTCAAGGAAGGTTGCGATTGGGTGCTAAAGAACATCATTAACCCGCTTAAACAAACTTCCATCAAAGAACAAATCGACGTAGAGAAATTACGCCGTGAGAGAGCATTAGCGGACGCAGCCGAACGAGAGAACCAGGAAGCAATGAATCTCCTGATTCCCGTCGGGTATGTGGAGCAGGAGCTAGCGGAATACTGCGGGAAAGTGAAGCAGACTATTTTGCAGATCGCCACAATCGACGCTTTAGAAATTCTTGAATCTGCCACTGACCAGAAAACATTAAAGAATAAGCTAAGGGAGATTATCGAGCGTCGTTTAAATGAAGTAGGGGACTTGTTCGAAAATGCAGATTTGGGAGAAGACGAGGAAGAAGAATTACCATTAATGGATGAACCGGAAGAACAAGAACCAGAAGAAGACGATGAATTTGATGTGTCTTAAAAATTAGATACTAAATACATATGTGAAGGGTGTTGAACGGGTCAACGCCTACGGGGGAGAACATCCCCCGCTTAACTTTTAAGAGGATATAAAACTATGGCTACTTTTATTACCTATGCTGTCATCATTACTATTCTGGCTGCTATCTCTGCTTATAAACTCGGAACCGAACCGAAAGAACGAGGCGAATTATTCTTAGGTGCGTTTGTTGCATTTGCTAGCCTTGCGTTAATTGTCGAAGGAATTTCTTATATTGTTGGCCTAGTTAGTATGACACTTTTTAACTTCCATCCAACTATTGCTATGCATTTGATGCTGACCGTACTTTGGGTATATTGCTTAATCGAATTTTTAACGTTTGTTTTCAAACAGACTAAATAATATTGTAATCTGCCTTTTCTCCTTATGTGGTTTTAACAGGGAATTTTCGAAAGAGAGTTCCCGATTAAAAGCCATAAAACACATTCAGTACAGTGTTTTCATAGTCAGTGACTATACAACATAAAAACATAACAAGTATAGATTGAGTATTAATCCTCCCGCCCCGAAGGGGGCGGTTATTTTTCTGGCTTTAAAGAATAATGTAGCATTATGTTCATTATAACCTCATCTTTGTTGTGCAAACCTAACCTAAACTTACTAGGGACTCTTCGGAGTCCCTTTTTTTTTTATTGTCTTAAGCAACCAAACGAAGGGTAGGTCTTGCTTTCTTAATTTCATGTTTAATTTCTGGCTTAGTAAGTTTGCACAGTTCATCAATCGGCTGTAAGGTTGCTGGCGATCTACGTTGCGCGTACTTCTTATCTAAGCTAGCCCACAGATCCCGCGCTTCTTCTACTTCAACCAAAAGAATATTAGCTTGATGATAGAACTTAACCGCATCTTCCCACGTTTTAGCATTCTTGATCTTAGTCTTCATGCTGTTAAATCGGCCTAGAAGCTGTTTTGCTTGTGCCTCTGCTTCTTTACGTGGGCGATCCCGTTCTTCCTGCTCTGCTTTCTCTTTGGCCTTAATCGCTTCCAGATTGGCTTTATATGCACAAACTTGATGGTCGTGGTCTTCAATACATGCTGGAACTTTAGGTTTTGTCACATAGAATTGAAACACAGTTTTTCCTAAATTGCCTTCCACATCGATAGGGAAGGTGTAGGATTTCATGTCGCTAAGTTCAACGCTGTTATCGTCGGTAGACACCAAAGCCAGATTATAACGGCAATAGCTATTTTCTTTAATGCGGATCGTATAAACGTTTGATGTTTTCGGCGTACACTGAACAACATTACCAAAAGCGAAGACAGTAGCGACACCACCACGGCTAATCACAACCATAGCAACGCCTTTCTTCTCTTCATCGTAAAACCCACTAAGTTCATAACCAACCACAGAATAAACCAGACGATCACCAGTTTTATTGATGAAGCTGTTAATCATAGTATGTTCTTCTACCGTCAGCTTGATACCGTGTTTCATGATTTCTTTAATGACATTCTCAGAATCTTTAGCGCGGGGATTCTGAATAGAAAACAATTCCTGATAATAATCACCGCCGTTAAGATTATCGGTGAATTTGAAGTTTGCGGTAACTCCACCGTCAAAGGTGGAGGTCAGACGAACGTTTACCAGTGATTCAGTTTCTTCTTTGTTGAGTTTTTTGTTGTCGATTGCGTAAATGTTCATAGTAGTATTCCTCTTTTAAATTAAAAATTAAGCTGCAAAATCAAGTAATTCGCGGTCCATCTCATCCATAGCCGGAATGGTTGGAACATATGGTTTATATCCTTCTTCTACATCAAGAAGGTTGTTTAAGCTGGCATCAGAAATATCACAAGAAACCACGGTTAACGCTGGTTTGATAATCGGCTGATCAACAGTAACCGCCTCCGGTGCTTCTTTTTCTTCTTTCGCTTCTTCCTGGGTAGCTGCCGGAACTACTGCTACCTTAACTTCCGGCGCTTTAACTTCTTTTGCTTCCAGTTCTTCTACACGGATTTCAAGAACTTCAATTTCTTTTTTCAGACTAATGTTTTCTTCCATCAGCATAGCGAATTTGCGTTCCATCTCAGCAAGACGTTGCTCAAAAGCACGATGCGCATCAGACAGAATCTGAATATCACGCTGCTGTAATTCTTCTTCGTAGTTGGAAACGGTTTTTTCTTTAGTGGTTTCTTTCCATACTGCCTTATCAACAGCGTTAACATTCAGTTTAGCTTTGTTGGAAACGAAGAAAGAAATATTGAATTTCTCACCGTGAGCACAATCAGACCATGCACCAACAACACTAGAAGCCAGAGCAAAGTTTTTAACTTTACCATTAACGAAACGGCCTTTAGCATCGCGGCGGGAAGCGTGGATCATGTTACCCCAGAGGCTACCAGCTTCATCTTGCAGGATAGACACTACATAGGATTCGTCGCCGTTCTTGTAAGCGATAGCATATACTTCGCGCTGGTCTGGTTTAACCATTGCTTTCAAAGTAGCTTTCTTACGCTCTAAACCACGGTATTCTTTTTTCCAGTCGGAACCAGCATGATAGAGAGTGGTGTACAGAGAATCGATAGATTCTTCTTTATAAATATTAGTGCCAATAGTTAATTCGTCGGCTTCGTTGCTGCCATAGTTACGAATTTCGATATCTGCATCGTACTGATATTTTGCGGTGTCTGCGGTGTTGCTGTAAACGGTAATAGAGAAGTTATTTTGTTTCATTGTAGTAATTCCTTATGTTAAGTAGAAGCCTCCTTGTTGCCGCAAGGGGGCTTTTTTATTGGTTAAAAGTTTCATAATGTAATTCTCAGTCAAAGTTGATCTCACCAAACGGTAGCTTCAATCTTCACCTTGATTTCATATTTCTTTAAGAGTTTGTGGAAGGTTGATTTATCGATGCCTTCATTTTTAAACCACTCTTCAATCCTCACTCCCGGCGTTAGTTCAAAGTAGCGTTTTGCTTTTTCCAACATAATCTCGCGAGTAAATTTAACAGTTCTAGCCATGTTACATCCTCTACATTGTGGATTATTTTTTCTCATAAAAAGAGCTTTTCGCCCTTGATACTTCTATTTATAAAATGATTTTCAGAAAACCCTGTAAAACCACTGTATATTCGATCAGTGGGAGCACGAATTGCTAAAGAGAAGATTAATAATTAATCAATTCGTGCAGTATTCAACCGAAAAAGCACTGTATATCTAACCAGTGCCGTATTAATTAACAGTGAATAAGGAGATTTTCAGAAGTGAACAATCATTTCTCACTTGTATTTAGTAGAGAGAAAATCTTGCTTATCATCTATATGGGGACTGTTTTGAAAATTTCAACCCCTACCAGTGAGAAAAAGTATAAAATAATCCTTGACAGTTGTCAACACTCATGACCTAAGCGAGAAAAGGCTATCAAATTTTTTGTGCGAAAATGGCAAATAATGATTATCAACCTTTATAACCTATTATGGCACGGGGACCTTTTGACAATTTCTTTTAAATCATTAAGTTACAGCGATTTTTGATGATTTTTTGGTTAAATAATATACAAGAATTTTCTATCAAAATATTTGAATGAATTTAAAGGTTTCCCCGCGATATCCCCACTTTAGAAGATGTATCCCCGTCACCGTCCCCGCGTAAAATCCCCGTTTTGGAAGCAAAATCCCCCGGATTAGGGTAGTTTCCCCGCGATATCCCCGCGTAAAATCCCCGGTATTAGATGCGTATTTTTATGTAAGTATATGATTTTAAATGCTTTCCCCGTGGTGTCCCCGTATCATCCCCACGTTATCCCCGACCTGTCCCCGTGGTATCCCTTCCCCGTCCCTTTCCCGTCCCCGTTTCAAAGTGGGGAAACCAGTAATGACAGGGCTTAGAAGCGATCCAGACCTACAGACCAATATACCTACATACCATCAAACCAATATACCTACAAAGATATTATGCGCCCTGCGGGGCGCGAGTAATCTGCTTCGAATCATTCAAGAAGGGATTTGTAATAGTGGTTACTAGATGATTCTAGATCACTTTAATGATCATGAAAGGTATTGGTATCCCTTCGGGATTGCAACCTTCGGTTGCCAAATTGCTTCCTGATTATTATTTCTCCAAAAGAAAGATTCTTATATTCTAAAGATACTTCTTCGTTTTGATGATGATTTAATCAAAATCTATGAAGGAGGCGAAGCCGACTGAATACCAATTCCTTTCAAATTAGACAAAAATTTCTCGTTATAAATAATAGTGAACTTACTTTGATTCACTTTTTTAGAGGATTTCCACTATGATCAATACTAAAACTCCTTTCATTCTTCTGGGTCTGAACCATGATGATAATCTGGCTATGATGCATGTTTTCGCTAATCGTGGTTATAACATCATTCGTCATTCCGAAGACTCCAATTTCTCAACTGCTTTCTATGCTCTTAAACGTAATGGTCGCCCTACGGTGATCGTAGACTGCTTTACTGATGAAGGTCGTGAACAATACAACAACATTCCGGCAATTATTGTTCGTGATGACCTGCCGTTTGATGTTCGTGAATATGACGTTGATTTAGGCTCTTACTATGGGATCGCCGATCTTGACCAGATTATGGCTGATTATGGTAAACAACCCGCTAAGGAAGCCCAAGAACACGATGAAGACGACGAAGATGATGATTACACACCAATCGCGTTTTCTTCTCACAATAGCTTCTACGGCTACGATGAAGGCTTAGAAATGCTGTAAGTTAGGTCAACCCTTTGGCGTCTTGTCAAGGGGGTATTGACAAAATTTTCTGGTTTTTTTATGATTATTGCACTTGACAATTTTGAACCTATTTGACCTAGATTTGTAAAGAGGATGTAACATGAAAGAATTTACCATCACTAAATCCCTGTATGACTGGACTGTTAAAATCTCCAGCAAAACCGTTTCTGTAAGCCCTAGCCATGTAGAAAATGATTGGGGCGTATCCCGTGAAACTATCTCCCGTAGTATGCATGTTCCGTTTGATCTGATGTCCTTAACTGGTATTCATGCAATGCTGGAAGTTCGCGAACAATTCGAAGCTGGTAATCACAATGCGACTCCAGTTAGCAATCACCTTCTTACTAATGAAGAACGTGAAATCATCGAAAACTGGCGTTATGAATATGCGATTCCTTACTACGAAGAAGATCAGGTAGAAATCGATTGGTAATAAATTTCTATCATAAATAAAATTGTTCCGCGCGCCGTTGGCGTGTGGACAGTTAAAAACAGGAGGATTAAATCGCAAAACCGTTAATTAAGGGGAATCTTACTATGAATACTGTTAAAACTATGAATACTGCACCGACTTTCTTTGCTTCTCCGGTAGCTGCAAACGAAGATTATTCCGATGTTCGAATGACTTTGCGTGAAATTTCGGAATTTATTGGGGTACGTTTTGATAATATCGAACGTAGTTTACATCGCCTTGTTAATCAAGGTGTTGTGAAACTCCCTCCAATGGAGGAAGTTAAAAACCACAGAAACCAGACAGTTAAAGATTATGTTTTTTCCGGTAAGCAAGGGCGATTGGATTCCATTGTTCTTATTGCTCAAAACGTACCTGAAATGACTCGTAAATTAGTAGAGCGTTGGGATTATCTCGAAAATGAACTTTTAAAGAAAGAAGAAGAGAATAAAAGCCCGTTCCCAGATGCAAGCAAGATGACTAAGCTCGATTGGATGCGCGAAGCGGTTAAACTTGAAGAAGAAAAAGAACAACTGATTCAAGAAAAACAACAATTGGTTGATCTTCATATCCGTAAAGCCATCGACGCGCACAGTCTAACCCGCTTATTAGGCGAAAAACGAGGCTCTACAAAGGTACAAATGATTCTGAAAGGGTTATGTACTGCTGGTGTTCTTGAGCGTCGTCTGGATGCTTCTGGTAAGCCTAACGGCTATGATCTGCTGCCTCCTGGCTATATGTTCGCTCGTATGTCGGCACACGGTCAGATCGAGTTCACTGCTGATGCTATTCCGCATCTCGTAAAACTCGGATTGCTTGAAGAAGAAAAGTCCGCAACTTTGAAATTGCCACAGCCGAATAACTCACGAGCAATCGTCAATAATACTGCTTTGCTGATTCGTCAGAATGCTGGATCACTGGAACACTTCGGACTGTGATAATTTTTGCCCCTGAATTTCAGGGGCTTTTTTGTTTTCTATAGGTATAAAAAAAGGCCAACCCCGAAGGATTGGCCTAGAGAATCAAATTCCGGTAGCTTCTACCATTTCACCGTCAACCTGAACAAAGAATTTCAAATCAACTTTATGGAGTGATTTGTAGAATTGAGCAATTGAAATACCGTGTTCACTCAATACTTGCTCTTTTTCAGCTTTACCTTTCGGTGCTTGATAGTACGCTTTTACAATCGCTGCCAGTTGTTCACGATCAAAACGGCAAGGACGTCCGCGAGTAGCTTTAGTAGTCATAGTCATTTCTCCAAATTAAAGTGAATGTTCACCTTTATTTAGAGGATTTACATTTTATCGGAAAAAGTTCTCCATCGTCAACGGTCATAAAGAACTCTGCCTTAATCCCGTACTTCTTCAACCGTGAATAGTATGTACCCCGACTTATATCAACCTTGCGAAGCACTTCAAAGAACCCTTTAGGATCGTTGTAATAGTGGCTATAACGCACGTTAGCGAGTTCAACGAATAGTTCCCTTGTATCACCATAGCCTTTCTTGAAAGCCTCGTTACGATAGCGTGTAATTGCGTGATTCAATCTCTTCTGTTTCAACACTTCTCGGATCGGCTTCCACTGCAACCGATAGATAGGACCGTCATCCACTCGATAATAACGCTTGATATCAAAATCAAACCAATCTCGGACTCTCTGGAACTCTGTATGTGATGTTCTATGCTTCTTAAAGAAGTTGTGAACGTCTGTATAACCATTATCGCGGTAAAATTCTATTAAAATCTCTTTCGCTTCCTCACGACTAAATCCAGATGTTGTGTAGTCGGTTTTTAAATGCTTATGCTTAACTGGTAAACGATATTCATGATCGGTACAAGACAAGGCTAATTCTAATTCATCTCTTTGTTGCTGATTAATTAGCATACAACCCCCTTTAATTAATACCAGTATTTATCAAAATATCAACAATTTAATAAATACCTTCATATTTCGTAATGAGGGTAATTACATGAAACTGATTTCAAATAAGGCAAAATTAAAAAAGATTCTCAGAAATATCTCTGCTGCAATTCGCCCACCTAAAGCCATGAAACCTAGCGAATGGGTAGAGGCTAATGTAGTTGCAACCGATGGTGTTAAAGCCGGATCGCTAATTAAATTGCATCCCTTCCAACGTGGAATGATGGACGCGATCACCGAAGACCGTAGAAAAATTGTGTTTAAATGTTCGGCGCAGTTGGGTAAGACCATGATTCTTAACGGAATTATCTTCCATCGGATCGCGAGTAACCCTACGAATATTGGGGTGTTGCAAAGTAACGTTAGGGAACTAAATTCTTGGATCGCTGGTAAGGTGAAGCCAGTATTAGAGGCAACCCCAGAATTAAAGGCGATGATCACCGACAAATCAGATCGCAATGCCGTTAACAACTCATCGATTATTCAGCTTCGTAACGGATCATTCATGTATTTCATGTCGTTGAATAGTCCGTCACATCTTCGCGGTAAAACACTCCCTTTGATTATTCTTGATGAAGTTGATGCGGCTGATGAGTCAGACGAAGGGAACCCGATCCAGCTAGCGGAACAACGCGCAACCACTTTCGGGGAAGATGCAAGGATCGTAATTGCTTCCACTCCAACCGCTCGTGATGGGGCGATTAACCAACAATGGGAACTCTCGGATAAGAGAAAATATCATGTCGTTTGTCAGCATTGCGGACACCGACACGTAATGGAATGGAGTAACGTTTATTTCGATTGGCATACGATTAACGGTAAGTCATTACCTAACCCAGATACAGCCGTTTACCGCTGTCCTGCATGTGAAACCGACTGGACCGAAGGGGATCGCCTACGTGCTGTTGCTAAGGGAGAATGGGTCGCCACCGAACCAAATGCGGAAGTAATCGGTTTTCATGCTAACCGCCTTATGTCTCCGTTTAGTTCTATCCGTGCGTGTGTGGTGGACTTTGCTGATAGCTACGCGAATATGTCCCTGGCAACGTTCTACAATACAGTCCTCGGTGAAACCTTCGATGATCTTAACGAAGACCGCACAGCCGACGAATTAGAAACGCTGAAAACTGATATTAGACTAGACAATATTCCTGATGATGTACTGGCTCTGGTTGGTGGAGTTGACCAGCAAAAAGACCGTCTGGAATCTACCTTGCTGGGTATTTCTCGTAAAGGGCTATGCGTAGTTGATCACCGATCATTCTATGATGTGAACTGCGAACGCCACGAATCGCCAGCATATGACCAGCTTTACAACTTCCTGAAAGCTAAATTCTATACCCGATCCGGTGAACGAATCCCGATGTTATCTGCTTTCGTGGACTCATCGAACGGACGAGCTACAAACGTGATCTATCGATTCTGTAGTCGGTGGCAAAATCTAACCGCCATTAAAGGCGCAAGCAATGTTGATGCACCAATCCTTCCGGTAAAAGACACAAGAACGGGTGGTTTTACCCTTAAAATTCTGGGCGTAAACAACCTTAAAACGATGATCCGTGAAATGATTAACCGGAATTTGAGAGATGGCGATCCTCACACTGTCTTCCAGATTGGTGACGTTCCTGATGACTATTGCGAGCAATTGCTTTCTGAACAGTTGAAACGGCAGGGTAATACCACACGTTGGGTAAAAGTTGGTCAGCAACGAAACGAGGCTCTCGACTGCCTGGCTTATTCCTATGCTGCTTCTCGCCATGTACTCAATAAAATGTCATGGGAAAAACTCGAAGCCATCAAAGATAGTTTGAACCGTGAACCAGAAGAATCCGTAGAAGCTCCTAAATCGCAATCTGACGAGAAAATAGAAGAAACTAAGCCAATCACACGACCACAACGTCAAAACATCGCCAGACGCCCAAATAGAGGCCGTGGCTGGGTAACATCGTTCTAATAACTCGCCGTCCTTCGGGGCGGCTTACTCCTAAATATTGTTAATCCAATAACAATTAAATAAGGGGTGATTATGAGTTTAGAACTAATTCCCTTAGTAATTCGTAAAGGCGAAAAAATCACGCTGGCGAATGAAGAGGGTGTAACAATTCAGGTAGGAAATAGTAAAGGTATCATTTATCAGGTTGATGATACTCCGGCTAATCACGAGATTAAAACCTTAGATTTTGCCGAGGGTAAATATACCATCGTAACCACTTTGGAAGAAGAACTGGTATCAATGCAGGAATTAACTGTATTGCCAGTATTCGCCAAACAATCCAAAAAAGAACATCTGCGGGAGACTATCGCCAAAATCGAGCAAGTTATTTTCGCCCGTTTATCTGGGGACGAAGCCGCATTATCTCAAATGACCGTGAAAGGGAATACTTTCGCCTATGAGTCATTAGGTGTTCTCCAGCAATTAAAGACTGATTATGAACGTCAACTGTCTAAATTAATTCAAGCCGAACGACGTAAACAGGGAATTAGCCCGATTAAAAATATCAAATTACGTCTTACGCGATAAGGGGTAAATCATGTTTAATCTTTTTCGACGCAATAAGGCGGTAGAAACTCCAGTTAAAACTAATCACCGCCAGCAACAACAAAAAATCTTTATCGACAAACAAGTAGAAAAATTCCAGAAAGATTTGTCTAAGCGTTCTTTGGGCTTAGTTGGTGATCGCATTGATGGATCGCTTCAACAAGATACTATCACAGGAACCTTCAATAAGGCTCTCAAATCGAACGGTAAACGCCTTTATGATCAGGGTCGTACTCTGGCTATAAACAATGCTGTAGGTAAGCGATACAAGCAGTATATCGTTGACCAAGTTGTTGGTACGGGGCTTGATCCGAAGCCGTCAATCGTTAAATCAAATGGCAAACTTGACACCGCACTGAATAAGCAGATCGAGAATGCTTTCTGGAAGTGGGCGCAGAGTGCTAAACGCTTCTCTCGCAACGGTCGCTTTAACTTCCGTGAAATGCTGGCAATGGCAGAATCTGAACGTGTTCAGGGTGGAGAATGCTTCATCGTTTTAACCAAAGAAAACAATGAGTTACAAGTTTCTATTCTGTCTGCTGATAGGTGCGACTGGTCGCTTAGTCGTGAAATAAGCAAAGACCGCGCTATCTATCAGGGGATCGAGTATGACGTAGAAACAATGCGCCCTGTTGCATACTGGTTTAGAAAAATCAATCTACTGACTCAGACCTACACTGGCGAAAATTATCGCGTAGATGCTTCGCAAGTGTGTCATTACTATCAGCCCTTGTGCGCCGAGAGTTTGCGCGGCGTGACCGACTTCCTACCAGTGATTAAGGATATTGCGCATCAAGAAGCGTTCCGCGAAGCTGTACTGGTCCAGAAACGAATTTCAGCTAGTAGCATGGCGTTCATCGAGCGTCCGAAAGATTCTGGTGACGATTTTGATACTGGTGAAGATGATGAACAATATCAAGCGCCGGAAGTTATTCACGATTTCGCGCCAGGTACTATTCAGGAATTACCGGAAGGGGCAACGATCAAGAGTATTCAATCCACGCAAAGCGGCGATGATTTCAATTCCTTTAACGCTGGTATGTTCACTAGCATAGCAATGGGTCTTGGCGTGTTCAATCAGGGCTTAACTGGTGATACTAGCCAAATCAACTACAGCGCCGCGCGTTTCGGTGAACTACTTCAACGTAACCGTGTTAAATCGCTACAAAACAAATTGATTGAAACAGTGGTATTGCCAATTTTTGAAGCATATCTACGCCATTATTCCGCGCGTGGTATTGTTCCGATTCGTATTACTGCAATCCCGCATATTATCGAGAACACTACTATTATTCGTCCGCGTTTTGAGTCCGTCGATGTTATTAAAGATGTGAACGCTGATATTGCTTTAATTGATAAAGGACTTAAATCACGTACTGCTGTTATTTTGGAACGTGGCGACGATCCAGAAAAGGTATTTTCAGAGATCAGGTCTGAATCCAGTGCACTAAATATTATCGTTAATGGCGAGGGTGAAGAAAAAAATTCCCCAGCCGATCCCTAATAACCAACGGGGGCGCAATGCCCCCAATTAATTAAAGGTGATTAAATGCTTAAATTTCGCCGCGATCTTAACGGTTACGGTGGAGTTATTAATGAAGGGCATAACGATCAATACGAATTTGAAATTGCTTTCTCAAGTACACAGCCTTATCAGCGCCAATTTTGGGATGAGCAAAATCAAGAAATGGTGGTATTAGATGAAATTCTGGTACATACACCGGAAGCGGTTGATCTGTCTCGTCTGAATAATAACGCTCCGTTGCTGTTCAATCATAATTTCGATAATCACATTGGTGTAGTCTGCGACGCTCGAATCGATGCGGATAACGTAGGCCGTGCTCTGGTTAAATTCTCTAAGCATGGCACTTTGGCTAATGATATTCGCAATAAAGTCATTGAAGGTACGATGGAAAAAATTTCTGTCGGTTATGACATTAAAGAATATCACATCGACTACACCAAAGGGCAATTGATTGTTACTAAGTGGGCGCCTTTTGAAATTTCATTTGTGACGGTTCCCGCAGACGATTCGGTCGGTTTAAATCGCTCTCTAAATACTATCACAGTTAATTTGGGGGCTAAACGAGATATGACTAAAGAACAAATCGAAGAAATCAAAGAAGAACAAGAATCAGCTCAGGTTGAAGAAACTCCGGTAGAAGAAAATAAAGAATCGGAAGTTGAAGAAACTCAAGAGCGCCAAGTTGAAGAGAATAAAGAAGATGAAAATCTCGAAGACGGAAAAGACGCTAAACATCCTGAAAGTGTTGATGATGATAGTTCAACTGTTCGGGAAACAGAAGAAGTAAAAGAAGAACGTGAAGCCGCTCCGGTTGAAGAAGAAAAAACCGAAGAAGTGGCTGAACGTTCCGAAGAAGACGAAGAAGAAATCCGAGCAATTGCGCGGGAACTAAATATTGATGACTCTGAATTAGCACGCGCATTGGCAATTAAAGACATGACGCCGGAAGCATTCCGCACTAAGGCACTAAATAATCTCGTCAATGCTCAACGTAATAACGAACAAATTAAGGACTCTAAAATGGAAAAAACTTTTGACCTGAACAACGTAATTCGCTCTCTGGTAGATGGTGCTGCTCTGGGTGCTAACGAAGCTGAATATTCCGCTATGGCTGCTGGTGCTGCAATGCAGCGTGGTCGTGCTGCTCGCGGTGGCTCTGTATTCGTTCCGGCTGCTGCTCTGCGTGCTGCTTCCGAAGGTAACACCAAAGCTACTCTGACCGCTGTAACCGACGAAAAACTGCTGACTGAATCCTACATCGAAATGCTGCTTCCTGCTTCGTGTCTGGGTCGTCTGGGCGTGACCGTCCTGTCTGGTCTGAATGCTCCGATTGCTGTACCGAAAATGACTGCTTCCAGCGTTGATGCTTTCGGTTTCGTTGATGAAAACGGTGCTGCACCGGAAAGCAAAGCTGAATTTACAAACGTGAAAATGGCTCCGAAAACTTTTGCTGGTGGCAACCCGATCAGCCGTCAGTCTCTGAAAACTGTTCCGAATATTGCTACCCTGATCACTGATCACATTAACAAAGCTGTTCGTATCAAACTGGAACAACTGATTCTGTCTGACAAAGCTAACGAACGTGGTCCGAAAGGTCTGGTTAAGCAACTGGTAGACGCTAACCGCGTTACTAAGAAAACTGCTTTCTCTTACAAAGACTTCCTGAAAGAAATTGCAGCACTGACCGACGCTGGCGTTCCTGCTCAGGCGATCAAGTTCGCTATGAGTGGTGCAACTGCTGCTGAACTGGAATCTACCCCGAAATCCGATCGTGGTGACGCTCAAGGCTTCATTATGGAAAACGGCAAACTGGCTGGTTACGATGTAGTTACTTCTGGCGTTATTCCGGCAGACCACATCGTTCTGGGTGACTTCTCCGGTATCATGATCGGTGAATGGGGTGGTCTGGAACTGGATATGGACGACACCACTTACCGCGCACAGTCTGCTATCGTTCCGCGTATCTGGGTAGACCTGGACTTCACCGTAGTTCAGCCGGAAGCTCTGAAAGTTCTGAAAATGGGCGAAGAGTGAAATAACGAAGAATTGCCGGAAGAAATTCCGGTAGTTACGGCGAAAGCCACAGCTAAAAAGGTGGGACGTCCACCGAAAGCAAAATAATAATTAGCCCTGCCTAACGGTGGGGCTTTTTTGTATGTAAATACTCCATAAAGGGGGTAACTATGTTCAAATTATCAGAATCACAATTAAATCGAATGTTTAAAAGTGCTCCTGTATTTTCGGTGGAAGGTGGTAAATCAATTCGTGCTTATCATGAAATTACTACTACCGACGAACAAGGGGTAATGACAGAGACAGAATTTCTATTTTGTCGTGAGGGAGACTTAAAGCAAGGTGATATTGTCATTGTAGAAAATCAGCGTTTCAAAGTTCAATACGTTAAGCGCAATGGTGATAATACTTCTGATTGCTTTATTACTCTGGCAGGGGGTACACATGCTCGCTACCGTTAATAATATGCCGAGACTGAAAATCAAACGCGCCTTGCAAGATATTATCGAACAAGATTTAGGTCTGGCTTTAAACGTAGAACAAACTCAGCAAGGCTTTAGTGATGACGTGGTTTGTTGGATCACTGGAATGAATGAGACTTACACGCGTGTTCGTGGTGGTAATGCAATGCAAGCTGAATGCGTTATCGAAATGCAATTATATTCTCAGATTCATGAAACCAAAATTCATGAGGGTATTTGCCAGATAATCCAGATTCAGCCGGATAACCCACGTTTTAAAGATTTGGGCTTCGCTATTTCAGATATCACTCCAGTAGCTTCTAATACCGATTATGACGATGATTCTAGTGATGGTGGTATCGTTGGGACACTTAGCCTTAAATTTTCTTATGTAGCGCGTTTTTAAGGGGTAATAATGAATATTACACAAGATAACTTAGACATTTTCACGGGGTCGCATGTTGAAGTGTCGATCTCTAACCAGCTAGACAATCAGGTCGACTTTTTCGATCCTAGCTTTAGTTCTATGGAGAACATCGCAGCATTCCCTACGCTAACAGAATCCACAGAGATTGAAACTCTGGAAGAGTACGATCAGGACGCTACGGGGAAACTTGCTGGTTATCGTAGACTGGAACCGACAACACTCACATTAAACCGTGTTCTTGACGATGAACATCAAGCAATGTTGATGAAAGCGGTAGAGGATAAAACACCTTTACGCTTCCGTATGTTCTATGTTGTGAACTCTGGCTATAGTGCTGCTAACACTGGTTACTATGTCATCTATGACGCTTATGTCACTAGTCACAAAACCCGTGGCGCAGATAACAAAGCTGTAACACTGGAATTTAAACTTGAACCAGATGGCGGGATTCTAGCAAGGGGTATAGCGACCGAAGGCCGGATCTTACGTCAGGGTGATTTTGGTTTGGGTGCTGGTGTAAATCCATTCACGGGTCCGATTGATAGCGAGGCATTAGCAGGAAACCGTTTCGTAACTTACAAGGGAACCGCTAGCGGTAATCCATATTCAACCGACACAGCATTAATTCACCTTCAAGCTAATGAGCATGGCGCATGGCAATTAACCTGTAATACTTCTGGCGCACCGCGTTTACGTGTCCGAAATATTCAGGAAAACGGTCGTTCTGAATGGATCAAGGTATATTCCACCAATGAGAAACCGACACCTAGCGAAATTGGCGCAGTGGCTAAGACTGACCGGATCGATTTCGGTGAGTATTAAGATTGCTTACCTAAATAAAACATGAACGTTGGGAGGTTAACGCCTCCCTTATTCCTGTTTTATAGTGAGGTGATTCGATGCAGTCGATCCAATTTAAACGCACACAAACGGCTGGTAAAAAACCAACGCCGGAACAATTATCACAGGGTGAAATCGCCTTACAGTTGGCGGATCATGTGATTTACACCAAAGACAAAAATAATAACGTAGTCCAAATTAGTGTTTCTCCAGAAAAACACGCTGAACTGAATACGAAAGTAGACAATAACAAAACTAGCACTGACCGTGTTATTGCTTCCAACAAACAAGAAGCCGCTAATAATCTGGCTAGTGCTAAAGCTGAACTGAATCAGACTATTACCACGAAAGATACAGCGACCAATAAGCGCATTGATGCTACTAACACCACGGTTAGTAACTTAACCCAGACAGTCACGGCAAATAAAACCGATGCTGATACTAAGATCAATAACCTTACGGGGACAGTTGCATCTAACAAATCAGCTATAGAAACTACTGTAGCAAATAATAAACGAGATGCGGACAATAAAATCGCAGCTTTAACCACGACGGTTAATGACAATAACACCGCGATTAACAACAAAGTTAATACCACTAACACCAACGTTAGCAACTTAACTAAAACTGTTACTGCAAATAAAACCGATGCAGATAACAAAATTTCTAGCTTAACTAGCACGGTTGCAGCTAACAAAACAGCGATTGAAAAGGTCGTTTCCGACAACAAGAAAGATGCTGATACGAAGATCACCAACTTAACCAACACTGTTAATAGCAACCACACCGCCATTAACAACAAGGTTGACCAGAATAAATCAGCTACTGATTCAGCGATTGCAGCCGCTAACCGTCGAATTGATGGTATTGAAGGTAGCAACGATGCTCTTTACATCAAGAAGAATACCAACACTAAGCACGGCGGGTATCTGTTAAGCAAGACAGCTAACTATCTGGAAGACCAGACATCACGAGATCTTAACTACTTTGGTGCTTTCCGTACCAATGGTCTTGATGGACTCATGGATCTAACTCTTAACGTTCCTCACTCTGCCGGTAAAGCTCACGGTCGCGGATTTACTTTCCGTTATGCGTCTGGTGGATCTCGTGTTGAAACCTATGGTTTTGATAGAGATGGACAGAAGAACTTTAGCTATAAGATGTATCACGAAGGTGATAAGCCGACTCCTGGCGAGATTGGTGCATACACCAAAGCCGAAGTTGATAAGATGTTTGTTAAAAACGTCGCTATGTCTGTTCCCAATTCTAGCGAAAACGTATCTGCATATTTCAAATTGGCAACCGCAACAATTCCACAAAACGGGCGTAGTGTGTTTTTCCGTATTCATGGTGGTGATGGTTACAACGTTGCGGCATATGACCAAGTTGATGTAGTAGAAATTCTTCTCCGTAGTGGTAACGATAGACCTAAAGGACTTAACGTAGTTGCATATCGTCGAAATACCGTCAAAGATTTTGATGTATTTGCCGTCAATACATCCGGTGATAACTATGACATTTATGTGAAATATCAGCGTTACACTGATAACGTTATTGTAGAATATGGGAAATCTGTTAATGTAAGTCTGACGGTTTATGATACGCCGGAAGCCACGTTAATTAAACCTTCTGTTGGTGTTATTGGCGGTCGCGCGGTAACTCTATTCAATACAGAAAACAAACGAGGTGTGTTGAGTTTTGACGATAACACACAAAATAGTTATGATATTGTTCACTTGAGTAATGATAGGGGTACTGGACGAAAATATATTCGTAAATTCCGTAGTAACTATAATGAAATGATCTGGCACGAGACGGTTCAAGGCGCCAGCTATCGTCTGGCTACTGGTGCAACTGATGCTCAGGAGATTCTAACCGTTGAATCTGTTAGCTCAATTGCTGGAACTCATAAAGGTAATATTACTTCTGGCCGTATGCTGTTAAATGGCGGTAGTAATGTTATTACCTTGCGGCGTCCTGCTGGTCAATCCAACCATATTGCGTTTCAAGATAATCGGACTGGAGATATTACCCGTCAAGGGTGGATCGGTTATGCCAATGCTGATACTAACGTTTTTGAATGGTATAGTGATGTAGGTGGCAGTTCTATTCGTCAACATATCGACGGACAGATCGAACTTGCAACCGGTAACACAAAACGCGTTTATACTAACGCTCAATTCATCTCAATGAATAGCGACGCCTACCGTATGCTCTATGGTAATTATGGTGCATTCTGGCGTAATGACGGCGTTAAAGTTTATCTTCTTTCTACTGCCGAAAATGATAAATTGGGCGGATGGAATACTTATCGTCCATTCATTTATGATTTAACTTCCGGTAACGTTCAATTAGGCGGTGATGGTAACGAAGATGCATTAACGTTAGAACGTGCTTCTCGTGCCGCTCGCTTTAGTAATGACGTTTACATTAAGAAAGGGCATTTGACTTTCGACGCTGGGCGATTAAATTCCCGCGATTACTTCCGGTTTAACCATTGGGGTGATAGCAATAACGGTCGCGATAACATCCTACAGATTGAAGACAGTAAGGGCGCACATTTTACCACTGAACGTACTTTATCAACTGGTGCGATTAAAACTAAATTCTTCGGTGATTTGGAATCTGCTGGTCAAATTAAATGGGGTAAAGGGACCGCCGCATCTACGTTTACTCTACGTGTATGGGGTAACGATAGTCGTAAACAAATATTTGAATGTGGCGATGAAAGTGGGTGGCATTGGTATACCCAACGACCTGGCGGTCCAGGTACTACAGCAATAGAATTTGCTATCAACGGTACTGTTAAGCCTCAAGCAATTCACAGTGGCGGTAATATCACTATCAACGGTGCTGATATTGAGTTTCGTCGCAGTGGCAATAAGCATTTGTGGTTTAGAGATCCGAACGGTTTAGAGTTAGGCTTGATGTACTGCGATGATGCTGGTGCTATTCGCTTCCGTGGTCAGAAACAAGCCCAGGCGTGGAAATTTGCAGATAAAATGATCCAGTTGGAATCTGGCACTGTATCCGGTGGCGGTAATGGCCTGATTCGTGGTGAAGTTGCTGGCGGTAGTTGGGCTAGCTGGCGTGACCGTGCTGCTGGCCTTATGGTTGGGTGTCCTCAATCCACCAACTCGGCACATAACGTATGGAAAGCGACGCATTGGGGTAAATATCACATTGCAGCAATGGCTGTACATGTTCCTGATGGTACTATTACCAATGCTTTAGCTCGCCTAAACGTTCATGACGCCAACTTTGACTTTAACGCTGCGGGTGATTTTAGCGCAAGTCGTAATGGTAGCTTTAACGATGTTTACATTCGTTCGGACCGTCGTCTGAAAGTTAATCTGGAAGAATTAAAAGATGATGCTTTAGAGAAAGTAAACTCCCTGAAAGTCTACTCATACGATAAAGTTAAGTCTCTTAAAGATCGTAGTGTGATTAAACGCGAAGTCGGTATTATTGCTCAGGATCTGGAAGAAGTATTGCCGGAAGCAGTAGGTATTCAATCCACCGAAGATCCAGAAAATCCAGAAGCAATTAAGACTATTTCTAACTCTGCTGTTAATGCCTTGATTATTAAAGCTATTCAGGAAATGGACGCCAAATATCAAGCTAAGATTGAAGCATTGACTAAAGAGATTGCCGAACTCAAAGCAACTAAATAATAAAAGTCGGGGGACTAGTTCCCCCGTTATAACAAATTTAATTAAGGGGTAATTATATGTCTCAACAATTCAAAGATATTTTTACTGGTGGTTTGGTAAGTCTGTTCTATCACGCTGATACCACTAACACCGCTCTCAACCATGAGGGGTATGAAGAAATTAAAGAGTGTGCTGGTTTTCCTGAAACTGGTATCGAGCGCGGTACTGTAGAAGTTAAATCCTTCTCTTCTCAGTATAACCGTAAACTGGTAGGGAAGCTGAACGTTCCTGATCTGACTCTTACGGTGAATTACATCCCCGGGGATAGTGTCCACGAAAAATTGATCAAAGCTGCCGAAGACGGCACAAGAGTACAAATCAAAATAGAGTATTATGTTGACGCCGGAAAACAGACTGGTATTCGCACCGCTTTCAACGGCTTCATTTCTAAAGTTGCTATGAACGGTGGCGATGAAGAAGTGGTAACTAAAGAGTTTACCTTTGCAGTGGACGGCAAACCGCTGAAACAGGAAATCTTCACTGCCGGATGAACTAACGAAGAACTTCCCGAACCGGAACCACAGCCGGAACATGAAGCGGTGGTGATTCCAGAAGTAGAAGAAGTTACGGCGAAAGCCACAGCTAAACGAAGCCGCAAGGCTAAAGATTAATTATAAGCCCTGCCTTAATGGTGGGGCTTTTTTATTGGAGCAATAAAAAATGGCGAATGTCGTTAATAAGCCCGGCTGGGTCGGGTCATCTGCTGTTTCTGTAACTAGTCAACGATGGATGACCGCAGCAATGAACGCATTAAAGGTTAGTCGCCCAGCTAACATGAGTGCGATGTGTGGTCGTGGTATGGATACGGTTGTAGCTACTGCTGCGTGGTCTACTTCATTGGGTAATAACTGGGGTGTAACTGCTTCAAACTATCCAGTAACTGACATGCGCGGTAAAGGATCTATGGAGAACCCCGAAAACGTTGGCGTAGGGCGTCTGATTGGCGTTATCGTTGGTCAATTCAATGGTGGTACTCCTACTATGGCTGTATATCTCCAGAACGGTAGAGCGGGGAATATAACCGTTAATTTGGGTGGTGCTGCTGTCACTGTTCCTTATAACAGTATGCAAAGTGGTTTTCATTACTACTGGTTAAGCAATCCTCCGGCTGCTTTCCTTACCAACATTAAGAAGACTGGCACTAAGCAGACTTTGAAAATCTCTTAAATTCTAAATAAACATATCGAATTAACTTAAGAGGACACAAGAATGAATATTAATGAAATGCTGAAAGCTCTTTCTCCGAAACGTGAATCTCTGACCATCGGTGGATTTACTTTCTATGCTCGCCCTATGTCAGTAAAAGAATTTAACGAACATGTTTTCAATACTGATAAAGAAGACCGTGATGAACGTTCTATTCTTCGTTGTATTGAAGATGAAGATGGTAAACCGGTATTTGAATCTATGGAACAAGTTAAGGCACTGTATACTAACGTCCGCAGTGAATTAATCGGTTTGGTTGCTCAAGCATCATTGATGCAAGATCCGGCAGTAATTGAAAACGAGGTAAAGTAAACCCGCTTCTGAATTTCTACTTTCGGCAAATGATGCGATCGGGGCTTAGTAAAGATGAAATGGATAATATGCCAATCACTCTGTTTTGGAAATTATACATTTTCGACACCTACTTAGAACCACAAAGCCCCGCGTTTCATGATATGCAGAATGCGATGTTGCAATATTCCATGTATATGACGTCACAAGGAATGACACGCGAAACTGCACGTAAACTCAAGCCTAGCCAATTCCAATTAATTAGAGAAGAAAAACTCTTTAAAACTAAAGAAGAACTGGAAGAACTTGCACGCAAGAAAGAAGAAGAACGTAAAGCTGCAACATTGAGCATGTTCGATCCATCTTTGCTTGAGAAACTCAGAAGCGCACAAACGGGGTAATTTATGACAAGACATATAGTAACAATAGAAGGGGATAATAAAGGTCTAAGGAGAAGTACCAATGAAGCCGCCGACCTTCTCGATCGTTTGTCTGAAAAGGCAAGTAATATTGATTTTGGTGGTGGCTTATCTGGTCTGACTGGATCTCTTCGTGGGATCGCTGGCTCTGCTGGTTTGGCTGCTGGTGGTATCGGCTTAGTTGCTACCGCAGTGGTTGCAGCCGCTAAAGCTGGCGCGGAATACGTTAAACAGTATTCAGAAGTATCTAAGGCGACCGGACTCTCGATTGAATCCCTTCAAAGACTGGAAAAGGAATTTTCTGGTACTGGCCTAACAGTTGAAAAATTCGGTGATATCAACAAAGACACCTTAGATAAGATGGGTGATGCATGGGCTAACGGTGGTGGTATTGCTGATGACTTAGAATCGGTTGGCCTTAAGTTAGAAAACTATGCTCACTTCATGACAGATCCGCAAGGTGGTATGAAAGCGGCGATCCAAGTGTTCTATGACATGAAGAAAGCCGGAAAATCAATGGCTGAAATCAAGTTCATGATGGAATCTTTAGCCAGTGATTCAAGCCATATGACCAGCCAGCTTGAGAAATATAATAGTGCTCAAGAGGCGATGATCGCTATTCAGAATCAATCTGTTAACGTCACCGAAGAAAACGCTAAAAAATATGATAAATTTTCTCAGAATATTAATAAGCTGGAAAATAACCTGAAAGGTGTCGGTATGACCATTACTGGTCCGCTGGTTGATAGCTTAAACTGGTTATTTGAATGGTTTAATATTGATTGGGAAAAGAGTTCTCTATTCAGGGCATTAGACCGTCTGAATAAAGAAGGTAAGACCGCAACTGGTGGTATTCTTAACACCAACCATAAAGACGCTCAAAAGATTATTGACAAGTACAATAAAGAAAAGCGTTGGAATAATCTGGCAGATTGGGAAAAGGCCGCGATCCGTGGTGCTGGTGTCGATCCTCGTACTGCTGGCTTTGATGTTGAAGGATTTAAGAAACGTTTTGGTGATTCTTATAAGAAAAATGGCTCTCTGATTGTTGTCGATAACGGGGAACATCTAACCCGCAAGGCAGATCCTAACCATGATTTGACTATCCCGACTACACCAACTCGACCAGCTTCATTGGGTAAGTCTGGCAACGAGAAGAAAGCCGAGGAAGAAGCCAAAAAGAAAGCGGAAGAGGCAGCTAAAAAGGCTAAGGAAGCCGCAGAAAAAGCACAGAAAGCACGCGAGGATGCAATCAAGCGACTGAATGCACTTGATGTTAAATTGCAAGGGCAAGTTGCAGCGTCTATTGCTTCTCAAAACAAGCAGTTAGAAGCCAGCTTGAAAGATTTGGATACTGCTTTAGATCTGGGCTTAATCTCTCAGCAAGACGCAGCCGCGAAACGCCAATCATTAATCGATCAGAATACTGAAAACGTATACAAGATGATTTTAGGTGCTGATCCGGTTGATGCTTTGAATGCCTTAACACAATTGCAACAAATCAGGGACAACGAGTTAGAAAGCCATAAACGGTTACTTGATGGCAAGGCTATCTCCTACGAAGAATATATGCGTCGTGTGAATGATACCGAACAAAGTTATTCACAGATTGAAGATTCTTTGCATGGAATGGATGGTTTTAAAACCAATCAGTTGACCAATAGCTTAGACTATCAAGACTCAAATAACCCGTTTGCTAAATTTAATGCAATCGATAAAGAGAAATCGGAAGCGGAACAAGATTATAAGACCGATAAACTCAAGATTGATGGGATCACCGATCCGGCTAAACGGATGGCTGCATTAGAAAAACTCAATGAAAACCATCAAAAACGAATGGCTGCAATTGAGAAGAAATATGCTGATGCTCGACAGTCAATAGCCGATGATATGTATGGCGGTTTTGCTGCTGCAATGACTCTCTTCGGGCAGGAAAACACTAAAGCTATGCAGATGGCTTTCACTGCTCATAAAGCATTCTCCATTGGACAAGCGACGGTGAACATGTGGACGGCTGCTACCGATGCATGGAACGATCCGACCAACGTAACCACAGGTCAAAAAATCGCTGCTGCTGCATTGGCTGTTTCTCAGAACATGGGGAACATCGCAAACATCAAGTCTACTAACGTTAGCGGTATGGCTCACGATGGTATTGATAACATCCCTCGTGAGGGTACATGGCTGCTTGATAAGGGTGAACGAGTAGTTGATCAGCGTACTAACGGTGATTTGAAAGACTTCTTATCTGCTCAAAAATCAGGCGGTGGCAACTCTCAGCCGATTGAAGTTAATGCGCCTTTGAACATTAACGGCAACGTTAATAGCTCAGACAAGATGGTTATGGATGCTATCAAACGTCACGCTAAGTTAGTTGCTCAGGCGGTAGAAGACGCACAGCGCCGTAAGATGTAATTAAAAGCCCCCATAGTGATAAATAATCATAAAACTATGGGGGCTTTTCTATGTTCAAATCAAAGAATATTAAAATCACAGATTTTACTCTTAAATCAAAACAGCCTTTCTTCAAGGCGCAATCTATCTCCGGTAAGTTCCAGCGTCGCTTTACTGGCATCCATTTTTACGAAGCAGAATTTACCGCGAATTTCATGGCTCAGGATATTAACGAAGTAAAAGAATTTGTAGCACGTCACCTTTTTGGTCGTCCTTTCAATGTGCCACTGTCTTACTTTTCAAAATATACAGGTGATGTACGCCAGATGGTAACGGCTGCTGCTGGTACTGCTCGCGGTGGGCGTAAGGTGAGAATCTCCAACTTCACCGGAACACTGAAAGCGGGAACTGTCATCCAGTTTGAGAACCACAAGAAAATCTACACGATCACCGAAGATGTGAAATCAGGTGGTGAAATGAAACTCTTCCCTAACTTGCGTCAAAACGTCCTGGCGGGTGAGGTGATCAAGTATCAAAACGTAGAAGGTGAATTTGTTCTCAAAACTGAAAATATCGATTGGAAGATCGCCCAGATTGGCAAGATGAAATTCGAATTAGTGGAGAATGTATAATGGCAACTATTCAAGAATCATTCAGCAAACTATGCACTAATCTGGACTTCATCGAGGTATACAACGACCAGACAGGTCAGAATGTGTCTAGATTGACTCTACCGCAGCTTTTCTCTACTGGCTCGATGTTTCACATTATCGAAGTGATAACAGCGTCAGGTGACGTTCTACGGCTTACAGATGGGTATTTCGATTTGGACTATAACGGTTTTACATATCTCGCAACGGGTGACTTTCTTCAAATCTCATCGAATACCGAAGAGAAGGAGATCAACAACAACGGGATCAACGTAACTGTTTCTAACGTTCGCGAGGAATACATTACTCTCATTCGAAACAAGCAATTCGATAAATCTGATGTGAAAATCGAGATGGTTTTCCTTAACCCCAACACGGGAAAGGTTGAAACCACTTACCCTGTTTTCCGTGGGGTAGTCGATTCCATCGGGATTAACATCGAACATGAAGATGATGAGTGTAAAAACGAATCAGAATTTCAGCTTAATAGTATCTGGGAAGTTCTAGATAAAAACGCCCGTAGTCATGCCTCCGATGGTATCCACCGTTCCTATGTTGGAAACGAGAACGATCTATTCTTCTCTCGTGCCGGGAAGTGGAATAGCGAAAGCAAGTGGCATTCTTCTAAGAAATAATCCCTTCTCCCTAAGCCTAGTAAATAACAGCATGGAGGTATTCAACATGCTAAAAACTAGGCTTATCACCGATTACATCAATTCTTTAATAGGTCAGGAGTTCGTTCAGGGTGAGAATGATTGCAATCTAATTGCATGTAAGATCATCGATATTCTCGCTGGTACTGACCTATATAATTCTCTTTATAAAAAATATTCAACTAAAGAAGAAGGCTTGAAAATCTGCAAAGAATTAAGCGGGTATTCAAATATCCTTCAACCAATTAAGAAACATTTCAAATTAGTCACTGATGATTTACAGGACGGCGACTTACTGGTCACAGCCCACAAATTAGGAAACCGTAATTATTATTCCGTAGTTCCTCATTATTCCGGTTATGGCCTCGTTGAAGAAGATGGTATCTGGATGACCATTCCTGTTTCAGACATTGACTATGAACAAGTTTATAGATTCGGGGGTGAATAATGGGATTTGAAGTATTGGTAGGCGCGGTTATTGCTGGTGCGTCTGCTGGGATGGCTGCTGCTGCAACATTTTCTGTTATGACCGCAGTCGCTATCGGTATGGCTGCTGGTGCAATGACCTTGATCGCTTCCACTGTAGGCGCACCGAAAACACCGAAAGTACAAAGCCCAGATAATGCGGTGACACTAGGAACATCAAACGATCCTAAGACAGTATTACCCGTTATTTTTGGTACTACCCGCACGGGTGCAATCTGCGTTTACAAAGCAATTTCCAAGCAAGAAAACAATAAGTTAGTGCAAATCTTCGCTATTGCCGAGGGTGAAATCGACCATTACAAAGCACTGTTTATCGATAACAAAAATGTTCTTGTTGGTAAGAACATGACGATCCGTGATGGTGTACTGGACAAAGGCAACATTAAAGAAGAATATCGGAAAGTCTTAGAAGTTGAGTTCCGCACGGGTAAGAATCCTAACACCGCTTTGTCACTGGCAAAACGTCATTTAGGATCAGACTGGAACGACAACTACAAAGGCAATGGTATTGCAACCATGTGTATTGTGTTACGTCGTGATGACAAATCTCTTGCTGCTGGTGTTGATATTCTCCAGCCAAATAGCCAGGTAGCAGTAGACGTTTGCGGCCTTAAAATCCGTAACCTTGAAACCAATGCTATTGAGGCTAGCACTAACGGCGTGGATCAGATTTTCCACTACCTAACAAATGAAAAATATGGCTTATCCGTACCAATTGAAAACATTAACGTTGATTCATTCCTGAAAGTACGTAAACAAGTACGCCAGATGGACCTACATTCAAACGGTGCATGTGATCCGAACGCCAGCTTTAAAGAGAACTTGACTAGCCTTATGCAGACTTTCGGCGGGGTGATGTTCGAATCCTTTGGACGTATTACCCTGAAACTGGATGCTCCTGATATTGTTAAGCATACCTTCAATGAAGACAATATTATGATGGGGAAAGTATCACTGAAAACAGGTGGCACTAACGGTTATTTCAATACCATTAACGCGATGTATCAGGAACCATCAATCGACTATTCCGAGCAAATGCTACGTTATCCGGCTGATGCTGAAAACGATGCTACTATTCGTCAAGATGGTCGAATTATCGCTAAAGATATTGAATATCGTTTTGTTAAGTCTAAAGCCCAGATTGATAAACTTGCGAGTATTGAGCGAAATAAATCTCGTATCACTCAGGTTATCAGCTTTATGACTACTGACGCATTCACTGCCGAAGTTTGGGACGTTATCAGCGTAACCTATGATGAATTGAAGCTGAATAATTCCTTATGGCGTATTACTGCAATTGATCGCTCGATTGATTCTGGTATTGCTGGGATGATGACTATCACCGCTACAGAATATAATTCTCAGGTTTATACTGACCTGAACTATGCGGCTAACCCAGATAACCGACCAAGTGGTTTACCGGATTCAATGACAGTACAGAAACCGACTAATTTCAGAATTAAGGCAACTGGCGAGACGATTTACGGTAAAAACGTTACTTTGACATGGGACGCACCGGAAGATTTTAACCGCTACGGTTTCCAGATTGATTATCGTGTGAGTGGATCACCTAACTGGATTAAGCTGGGACAGACTTCACAGCAAATTTTCAATATCAACGCACTGGCTAAAGATCGCTCTTATGATTACCGAGTTTGTGCTTTCGGTATCATCGCTCGATCCGATTGGGTAGAACTGATTAACCAGAATCCGACTGTTACCTATGAATTGCCGACTCCGGTTATTCGAATCAAAAATCAGGGTAGCACGCCAGGAACTTTCGAAGGTAATGATCTGATTATCGAATGGGAAAACCAGCAACAATTAGATGTTGAGATCAACGGTGAAACTAACAAGTTTAGTGACCTGTTTGAAGCATACATTATCAAGGTGACTAACAAGGCTGGTAAGTCTATTCAGTACCGTACCCGCGATCCTGAATCATGGACTTATACGCTTGATATGAACCAGTTTAACGGCCTTTCGCGTCAACTGACGGTAGAAGTATCGGCTAAGGGCTATAACAACTCAGAGAGCGCCCCAGCGCGTTTAGTGGCTATCAACCCACAACATAAGCCAATGAAAGGTTTTAGTGCGCGTGGTGGCTTTAATACTGCGTTTGTTAGCTGGGTAGATGACGTAGAACATGACTATGCAGGGTCAATCATCCAGTATGCAACCGATAACACTTTCTCCGATGCAAGGGCGGTAAGCACGAATAGTGTTAGCCATACTTCCTTTGATTTGGCAGACGGTGATTATTATATCCGTGGTGCTCACTACGATATTTTCGGTATGGATGATGCTGTTTGGTCTGAACCGTATTTCATGCAAATGAAATCTACCATTAGCTGGGACGATCAGGACAAAGAAGCACTGGAAGACCTGATTGGTTTACAAGACCGCTTAGATGAAACTATCGCGGATGCTATTGCTCAAGCTGGCGCTAATGCCGATGCTAAAATTGATGCAATGCATAAGCAAATCACTACCGAAACAGGGCAGACGGTCCAAGCCTCAGCCAATACCTTAAAGAGTCTGATTGCTACCAGCGAGCAAGCTAGCTCCACTAAGATTGATCAGGTTAAAGCTGAACTGAAAGGCGATATTAAATCCGAAGTCAGCGCATCTGCTACTACCCTGAAACAAGCAATTGCTACCAGTGAGGCAGCAAGCGCAAGCAAGATTGATCAAGTTCGGGTAGAAATGGATGGCAAGATTGCTGGCGTGAATCAGGAAGCAGATGTAAAAATCGATGCTTTGAAAGGAACCATTAACAGCAAATATAATCTGGCAGTTAATGCAGATGGTCGCGTGGCTGGTATTCACATGAGCGCAACCAACGATCCGGCGCAACCGACGAGAATCATCTTTAATGCTGATAAAATCGCGGTAGCTCCACAGAACGGATCGGAAGTATGCCCGTTTGGTATCGAAGGTAACAAGGTTTATCTCGATAATGCGATGATTCGTAATGCTGCAATTGGTACAGCCCAGATTAATGATGCGGCGATTACCACGGCTAAAATCGGCAATGCTGCAATTAACAGCGCGAAGATTCAGGACGGGGCAATCACTAACGCGAAGATCGTAAACGGTGCAATTGATAACGCTAAAATCGGTAACTATATCCAGTCTTCCAACTGGAACGGATCGACCGGATGGCATATCAACAAGAACGGGTCCGCTACGTTCATGAACGCTACCGTTAAAGGTAATATCACGGCTGATTCTGGTACTCTGAACAACGTCACGATTAACTCTAGCTGTGTTATTAAGGGTATGCTTGAAGCTACTCAGGTTAAGGGTGATTTCGTTAAGGTGATTGGACGTAAGTTCCCGCATCGTGATGTTAACGTTGATAATGGTTATGCTGGTTATCCACAGGGAACGGTCACTGTTCGCGTTGAAGATGATCACAAGTTCGATCGTCAAATCGTTATTCCGGCTGTTAGTTTTGGTGGATTGCGAGCGCGTGAAGGGTCGAACAATAATACCTATTACGACACCTGTCGCCTGATTGTTCGTAAGAATGGGTCAGAGTTGTATAATAGGGCGTATGGCGGTAATACTGGTCTTTACTCAGGTGTTATTGATATGCCAGCGGGTAAGGGTGCTGTGACCTTGACCTTTGAAGTACACTCAAGCGCAATCAACAACTGGACGCCTAGCACATGGATCAGTGATTTAACAGTAATGGTAACTAAAAAAGCCACTACCGGTATTACTGTTTCTTAAAATTTAATTTTAATAATTAATCCCGCTTAATTCTTTTGAGTTAGGCGGGATTATTTTTATCTAAATATTTCTGCCATTAAACTATATAAAAATATCGGGGGCGTAATGACTGAAATTATATATGGCGGTATCGGTGTTATCGCCTTAATTTGCGGTGGTCTTTGGAGACTTCACCGAAATCAATTAGCCACAGAAAATAGATTGTCGAAATTAGAGTCCAATGATGCATTGTTTAATCAGAAGTTTGAAACAATGCAAAGTAACCATGACCAGATCGCCGAGAGAGTTTATCGCATGGAACAAACACTACACGGTATAGAGAAGAAAGTGGTTGCGATGGACGCCAAATTTGACCAAGTTCTCGACATACTCAAACAAAAATAATAATAAAAGGGGTGAATATATGAAGAATAAACTTAAGAAATATTTTGGTTATCTCTTGATTATCGCCCTCACTTATAACGTAGCAATTAGACCTCTGCTAACGTCCTTTGGGCTTGAACTCCCGGCTATGACCGTGGATGAACAATTGCTAAGGACACTGGCGGGGGTCTTTTCGTTATTAGGGGGCTAACATGGCAACCAGTACCAATAAACGAAACGCTCTAAGGACTAAGAAAGCGTTACGCCAATGGACTGATAAAGCAACCGATACATTCGAAAGGGCGATAGGGGAAGGGGCGATCTTTGCTTCCAGAGCACTCCAGAAGAAGATTAACAAGAATGTTGATAGACCGACTCGATGGACTCAGCAAGCTGTAGGTAATACCAACTACAAGAACCGATCAGGGACGAGACACCAAATCTTCATCAAGGGCGCAAGGGATAAGGACAAGAAGATCGGCAGTCAAGACGACTATCTGAAACACTATTTCGATGGTGGCAAAATCAATAAGCTAGTGCCAATAGCTAACGGTAAGGTCTTAGACTCCCACGGGAACATTAAGGCCATTAAAGGCGGTAAGATGATGCGTAACATCGAAAATGGCAACTTCATCAAGGTAGAGAACAAGGAAGGGACTTTTATCATGAAGAAGTACAAGCCTAAGAAATCCCGAACCAAACGCGCTAGGAATGGATCGGCGGTGGCAAAACGTCGCTTAGAGAAACGCATACAGAAACAGAGCAAGCGAATTGTTGCCGTTAAGTCAGATAAAATTTCTACTCGTTATTCGACGCTAGGATCGTGGGAAAGCAACGAGGAAATGATGCTTAAGAACATTAATAAGCACATTAAATCGCGCATGAGATACGTTTAATCCATAAATACCCTCATAGAATCTTATGGGGGTATAACATGGCTAAAAATATTTTCACTGAATTTCCTACTTATCCGGTCGATCAGCTTTCCGGTATTTTTATTAATGGCATTAGCCCAGAATCAATGACACATGATTTTGAGGCGAAGAGAGTTAAACATAAACAATATAAAGAATGTATCCGCGATCATGAAAAAGGGACCGTGTTTTGTGTCGCTACATTGGCTAAACGTCCTAAGTATCGTTTTCGTGTAGGGCAAGAAGTCGATGTAGTTAATCCTTATAGCTTTAACTGTCTGGGTGATGCACGCGCGGTGTGTGTAGGCACTGCTCCTTATTATATCAAGGGTATGCGCTTTATTGGTTATATCTTCGAAATGATCTAAGGGGGTAATATGTTAAGCAAACATTTTTCTCGCAAGGAATTTAAATGTAAATGCGGAAAATGTGATTATGATACAATCGACGCTGAATTACTGGTAATTCTTGAGGATGTACGAGAGCACTTCGGTAAACCAGTGATTATTAACAGTGGCAACCGTTGCCCGACTCATAACAAGAATGTAGGCGGGGCAGCCAATAGCTATCATGTTCGAGGCCGTGCGGCTGACATTGTGATCAAGGGTGTCTCCCCTGATATTGTCCATGCTTATCTTGATGGGAAATATCCTACTCAATACGGCTTAGGCAAATATAAAACCTTTACGCATATCGATTCCAGATCGAAAAAATCACGGTGGAATGGATAAAACAAAAGCGCCTCTAGTGGGCGCTTTTTTGTTATATAGCAATTGTTTTAGTTGCATAGCTGAACTTGTCGGTTAGATAATAGCGGATTCTCTCAAGTGCATGTTTTACCGCATAATTTTTATGCTTGACTTTTCCGTTACGACCGAATATACACAGATGATCTATAAGATCCCAGACCGTTGCAATATCCTTAGAACCATGTTTACGCAATGCACGACCGATACTCTGACGAACGATAGTTGATTCCTTCACGGGATGACCGAAAATAACATGGTGCAAGTTCTTAATTGAAACACCAGTAGAGAACACACCATAGGATGCAACGCAAATGATCCCGGTTTCCCCTTCCGCTAATTTCTTAAATTCATCACGTTCTTCTGTCTTAACTCCACCGTCAATATAATAAACCTTGTTGTGTACCTTCTGTAACGCATCATACATAAGTTTTCCGTGCTTAGTATTGCGGAACATCAGGAATACGTTTTCGCCCTTCTTAGCGAGTTTTAGCGCCAAATTACAAGCAAACTTATTTCGTCGTGGGTTAGACGTAATATACTTGATCTCTTCCGCATATTCTCTCCCCTTAACCGCGCTACATTCCTCATCGGTATAACGAAGGAAAAGACAGTTAATTTTCAGTTTTGTCACCTGCCCTTCTTCCATCAGGCGGTCAATACTCACGATCTTAGAAATATCACCGAAAAGCCCGACATACTGCATTAAATGGCACTTTGATTCTTTCGGGGAACCAGTCATGCCGATCTTAAATTGGCAATGATTCATTCCGTTAATGATATTGGTAATATTTTTGGCACTAGCCTTATGCGATTCATCAACTATCAACATTCCATATTGTCGGAACCATTCAGGAGGCATCTTGCAAGCTGATTGCCAGGTACTAACCGTGATTAACCTGTCTCCCGGATGTTTCCCGCTACCACTCATCATTGTATGAATTGCTTCATAAGGGAATAACCGATAATCGATGAAATCATCCCTCATTTGAACCACTAGCGATGTAGTAGGGACAATGATTAACACTTTTCCGGTGTAATGCTCTAAGTACCAGCGAGACAGCATACAAGCAATCAATGACTTTCCGGCACTGGTAGGAAGAACCAGCATTCTACGGCGATTATGAATACCCTGAAAGACTGCCTCCCTTTGATACCAGTAAGGATTGATTTTATTGGAACCGGAATACACTTCTAGGGAATCAATCCATTCATTAATCGCGTCTTTGGTTACATCTTCCTTCTCAAGTAATCTGGGGTCAATCCAGACTGAATACCCCATATTTTTAACGAAGACACCCAACGTTTTTAATAGTCCAATTGGTAGGGTGTTTTCATGCGTAAACAGTCTTATTCGTCCATCCCAGCCAGAATACTTGTAACGGGGGCTAAACCTAGCCCCTTCAACCTCAAACGAGAAATAATCTCTTAATTCCATTCCGATAGAAGGAGAGCAATCAACCTTAACGAAACTGTAATCTTGAAAATGAATTTTAATATCTTGCATTAGTTCCACTCCACACTTGCAATATTCTTTATATTGTTTAGTGATTTATTGCAGTAGTGGAATGTTTCAGTTTTGCCGTATTCAATCCCGCCTATACCCACATCCAGATAGAGAATGCAATAGTAAGACAATTTTCTCTGATAAATAGTAGTGAACTTATTATTTTAGAGGAAACTACTATGAAACTTGCTTACGCTGCCTAATGCAATTAAATTAGGCTATGTCACAACAAACAGTTGATAAATAGCCATTTTTATAGGGGAGTATCAGAACTCCCCTACAAACTGTTATTTGCAGTTATCTATACTCATTTGGAATTTCGATATGAAGTGTCTCACACAATAACTTCACATCATGTGCATCATTTTCATCAAACTCGTATCCCAGATGGAACATTACTTGACTATATGGTTCAATACAGGAAACCTCTATTTCCTCAATTCTTCCTTTACCCGAAAAAGTTTCTACCGGAAAACAATCCCCATCATAAAGAATTTCACCTTCGTCCGTATATTCAAAACAATGCAAATCAATAATTCTGTTTTTCAAATCTTCCCATACAGTATGGTTCAATGTTGTATATTCCATCTTAATCTCATAAAAGCCATTAGCTTTCATTATTTCTATAAAGTTCTGATAATCGTTCTTTTCTACAAAAATGTCAATATCATTATGGGCTCTTGACTGATATCCAAGAAGAGCATCTACACCCCATCCACCATCAAGAAAGACTTTAATCTCCGCATCTATTGCAAATTGAAGAATCTGTTTTACATCTGTTATATTGACCATCTTATCATCTCCACAAATTCTAATTAGGCGACCAGAGGAACTGCTGGTCTGTTTGATAAATCTCTGCATTTAGCAGTTTTCAATGTTGCCAAAACAAAAGTTAAGAAGATGTTCCTTTTCTCCATGTCGCTTTCTTTGGCGTAATTTACAAGGTTATTCCACACAAGATAGTTGTTCAGATACTTGGTAGAAACACCGTTAAAGCCACGCATAAACCTCTTTAGCTGGCTATGGTAGCTATTGATATGTTGGATATTATAAATGCCTTTCTTGGCTTTGCCAGTCTTTAACTGCACAAGGTCAATGCCATTGGCATTTGTAAATCTCACATAGGAGTTCATCTTGTCCGTAACAAGAGTGGAATTGGTCTTAATCCTACCATCATAAATATGATGTAAATCTCTTGTAGAAACTCTACCAGTATTCGTAATCTTGGAGATAGACAAGCCATTCCTATTAACCGCACAAGGAACACATACCTTTTCTTGGGACAAGCCTCTGATATGTGTAGAATGACCACGCTTATGAGCCTTGCGTGGCATAGCAAATGTCTTACTCTTGCTATGATTGCCCTTGTACGAGATGGCGAAAAAAGTTTCGTCAGCCTCAATAATGCCGTCAAGGGTAACATCGTCTGCCATATTCTGAAGTGCATCCAAAATCTTGTGTCTCCAAAGGAATGCGGTGTTTCTGTGAATCCCACAAGCAACAGCAGTCTTACGAATGGATAAGCCATTCATCATACAATCAATGTACTGCTCCCACACGGACAAGTCTTTTCTTGTACCAGACACAATGGAGTTCGTAGCAATCACGAAGGACTTGCCACAATCCTTACATACATATCGCTGTGTGCCATCTTTACGATGACCATTGCGAACCACATGGATACAGCCACAAAGAGGGCATACACGACCATTTGCAAAGCGTTCCTTTGCTACGAAATCTTCAATATTCAAAGACTTTACAAAGGCAGGACTTAAAAGCATTGTTTTAAGGCTTTCCTGCTCTGCGACAGTCAACTTACCGATAATATCTAATGCGTCTTTGATAGTAGGCATATCCAATTACCTCCTTCGGTGGTACTGTTTCTTACTATTATTATACGCTATTTCTCGTCAAAAATCAACCATTTGTTGTGACAGAGCCTTAAATTAAAAAAGGGGTACGAATGTACCCCTTAACTGTTTTAGCTCGTTATACGTCGATTTAGGCCGCTTAAATTCCAAATTCCTGTAATGGACCTGGTATTTCCTCTTCTGGTTTCCAGTTCTTATCTGTCAGCATGTCTAAACATGGATGCAGAACAAGCCCGTTACTCTCCAGAATCTGCCTATCATTGATAGTCTTCAAATCAACGAAGATCCGGCCTTTCCTCGGTCCTCTTGAATTTTCTATTACAACTCTCTGGGTCTTGCCATCGATGTATTCCAGTACAAACAAGTTTTTGTACTTGTCAATCCTGCTACACCCGATCCGTTTTAGAGCTTGCTTAATCTTAAACCGGACCTTAATGCGATCCTCATTATAAACATCTTCTAAATCAAATTCTGCGAGCTTCTCCCAGCCTTGAGAGTCCACAGAATACATTTCCTCTTCTGCCATCTTAATCTGATTGTAGAGTGTTTCACGCTCGCTATTGAGGGTAGTAATCTGGTCGGCTAACTCCTTCGTTGCTCCTGTCATAGCAGAAAGGGTAATCAGGTTATCAATCTTGCGTGATATTTCATCAATCTGTACTTTCAAAGCCGGAACCGGATTAGCCTTATCCTCAGCAATCCAGATTTTATCAGCCAGCAATTGCAATACAGCTTTCTCTAATTGATCACCTCGAAAACTCCAGTTTGTATGCACACATGCAATACGACTAGAGCGCATTGCATCGCATGAATAACGATATTGGTTAGGACGTTTGTTAGTTCCTTTCACCTTAACCATAGCGGAACCGCAATGTTCACATTTCAATAGACCAACACCACTAAGCAAGGGAATAGGTTTAACTTCTTCCTTGTCTCCATAGTTACATGCTCTAACACCAATGCTTTTCTTAAGGTGATAAAACTCAGCGTCATCTAGCACACGAGGATAATAATCCTTTAACTCATACTTAACGCCATCTACAGAGATTTCCTTGATACCAATCAAAGCGCGGGTATGGAACAACCTTTCAATCATTGCCCGTGACCAGTTTGAATGCCTCTTGTGACTTGCGGCTGGTGGTGGTGTATATGTCGCGTTAAGGTGATCCAGTATTTCGGCGGTAGACCGTCCATTCCTGCGTAATTCCACAACCTCCTGAACAATAGGGAAGAAGACCGGATCGGGACACACATAACCGGAAGTGGTATCAGTCCACCACATATTCTTTCCAATTTCCTCGATTGCAACAGCCGGATTTTGTGGATTTTCTTGATGAGCTTTAATCTTAATCAATGCGCTTGAGTTAGTACGATTGCGCTTAGTCTGACTTTCCTCGTTAGCTCTCGCAAACAACATGACACTCAACAGCAAATCAATAGGATTGGCATTAACCGATTCCTTGCTATAGACCTTACCATCCATGCCAGTTACGATAGTTATTCCCCTACGGATAATCGAGAGAAATAGCTCTTGTGCTTCAATGATGGATTGGCGAGAGATACGGTCCAAGTTTTCCACAACCAGCCAGCTACCAACCGGAACAGATCGACCAATCTCATCCAGAAAGCGAGATAGTGCACCTGTTCTACTGTTAGCCCCTTTGAATGCAGATACACCAAAATCCTGATAGCTTGTAACTAGCTCAAGATCATATTTTGCGGCTATCTCTGCGGCTGTTCTCTTCTGGCGTTCATAAGAACTACCATCCGCTTGCTTCATAGACGAGAAGCGAATATACGAATACAGTTTAGTTTTCATACCATTTCCAAACAAAAACGCCCCTACCGCGTATTATAACGATAGGGGCATTGGTTAGTAAGTCATTAATATTTCTTTCCAGTTAGTTTTGCATCACGTTTATTAATATCCTCGATATGACTCCATACACACGCAGTAATAAAGTCGTCATCGTCACCAACTCCGGCAACCTGTGCTAATTCAGTACACAGTTGATTTAAAGAAGGTGCAACGGCAGCACGCTTGACACTATCACCCTGTACATATTGATCCGCATTAGCAGCACCAACCAAACCCAGAGCAAGAACGATACCAGCGATAATCTTTTTCATAATAGAATCCTCTTTGTTATTTGAATTAATTAGTCTTTGAAGTCGATGGTCACGTTACCTTTAAGGGCAAGTTCCATTAAACAACTGCGCTCATCCTTCATGCTCTTACACAATTTCATCCCGTAAACAACGAGATTATCTTTCTCTTTCCAATATTTTTGTTTATCTGCATAAACCTCGCTATATTCACTGTCTTTGAGTGAGAGAGCATTTTCTAACTGGCTAATCTCCTGATTCAGATCCTTAATCTCGGCCTTATTTGACCGGATAGTCTCTTGATGTTGAGTATCGGAATAGTCATACCCACAAACAAATCCACCGATGCCACCAACACACAGAAACAATAATTGCGTAGATAGTCTTTTTCATAATTGAATCCTCTTTGAATGAATTACGATATATTTATATCATTAAAAATTGATGCTAATTACCAGACCAAACACAACCGCACCAATCAAATCAATCCAGTTAATACACAATCCGCTATATTCTTTCTTGAATGTCTTAGATGAAATGCCATCATGAAATTGTTTCATTGCTCACCCCATACTAACGACAATATAAGAAAGGCTGATCATAGTTGTGAGACTACCTCCCACGAATGAGATAAAAGCTAACATGTTTGATTCTCCAGTTTAAAAAGCGGTGGGAATTGCACCCACCAAATTAGAAATTAATTAAGCGCGAACGATGGTCAGAGTATCCAGCAAACCTTTTTCGTATAATTCGAAACACGTTTTATATTGCTCAATCTGGAAACCATAGCGGGTGATCTTATTCAGTAGAATAATCGCGCTATTCTCATCTAGGTATTGTCCTTGCTGTCCAATGACATAAGTCTCGCGGGATAGTCTCAGCTTACGGAAACCTTTAACACCTAATTCCTTAGCCACCGCTTTAATCTCTTTAATCTCACCCTCAGCAGCTACATATTCAGCGTCGATAATCTCAGGTGATGATCTCAGTGCTACCAGAACTAAGGCCATTGCTTCTTCTTCGGTACGAGCAACACCAGCTTTCTCGAAAGTCATCTCGCCAAATTTACGAATCATGATATTGAACAT